GCTCGGAAGTCTCTGTTTCGTAGATTTCCTTGTGCTCTTCGCCATACTTCGCATACTCCAGACCGAACAATGCGTTCAGGCCGGGGAGAAGCTCTTTCAGTAGTTGTGCGCGTGAAATAGCCATTTAATTTCCCCTATTACAGTCCAACTGGGTTGTAGTAGGCATGACCACCTGTCACAGTCGCAGTGCCGCTGCTCGGAACAACATAAGGAGCATTGAACTTAACGATAGCTTCTGGGTAATAAGTCGTACCACCATAATCAAACGCTGTATCCGGCACCAGATCAACAATACGCAAAGGCAACGTTGCCGTAACGTCGGCTGAACTCAACAGGATAGCCTGTTGCGAATCACCGGATGTGGTATTGAGGGTGTTAGCCACCAAAGCCACGTTATTGTTGACATTGGTGTAGGTTAGGCCCGTGGTCGTCGAAACAACCGTTGTACCTGTCACTACAGCAACTTGAAACAACTGATCAGGGTCTTCGCAGACATAAGCATAAATAAAAGTATTTGCCTTTATTGAAGTGCCGCTAGTCCACGATTGCGACCAAGTCGGTTGCCCTGTAACAGAAGAAACAAACGTACAACCCAAAAACACACCGGCAAAACCAGTAGCAGGAGGGGTCGTAGTTTCTGTAGTTACAACAACAGTGCCATCCGAAGCAAACTTGATAGGGTCACCGAAACCAATGCTAGACGCACTGGATGCGATACGCCGCTGACGAGTTGCCCCGGCAAACACCTGACCACCGATCAGATTGATCGGCTTTAGCCCGTAGGGGGCTGAAACAGTCGGGTAAGCCATTTTGGATTAACTCCTACGATTGTTGATTACCGCGCCCAAATGAAACCGTGGTTTTGCGTTCTGAAAACAGAGGCATCCTTGGATCATTCTCGCGCATGAAGTGATTGTCAACAGATCTGATTTGAGCTTCGGCTTGCTGTTGATAATAAGCATTCCGTTGGTCAACCATTTCTGTTGGCGTTTTGCACAGTAACAACCCGCCCACCACGACATTATCTTTAAAACGAGCGTTGTCATTATCAAGATACATCGAGATTTCGGGATGGTCTTCTGCGCGAACAGGCTCCCAACCTTCGCGGATTTTGGATGACACATTGCGTGGGTCAGCTTGACCCAGCGTACTTACACGAATCCAACGGTACGTATACCCTGCTTCAGGAGCAGGGTCGGGCAGCAGCGTGGGCGGTGCCCAGCTACGAGGACGTTCATCGTTGGCGCGAGTTTGTTGCTCACGTCCTGTGCGAGTTTCAGCTAATTTATTCTCAGCCATTTGTCATTCCTTCCGCCACTTTTCGGGCATATGCTTCAAGAGGGATACGTAACTTCTTAGCAAGTGCCACTTGAGTCTGGGTCAGCGTGATTTTCTTCGGGGCAACGCTGCGACTTGCCGGGGCTACAACATTACTGCTCGTCCGTTTCGGTTTCTCCTCCTGCTTCTCTACACCATCAGAAAAGTTTTCGGGGAACACCTGCTTTAATCTGCTGTTGAGCCGCTCGTAATAATGATCCGAGGTAGGATCAACACCGTTTTTGACCAATTTCTCGTGCAGCCCCAAAGCAAAGCTGGTCATTTCCTCATCTCTTCCAAACCACTGATTTTGGCGTTGCCACGCAAGTGCTTTGGAATCAACTTGAGGCTCTGGGGCGAGTTGTGGTTGTATATTTACAGGAACTTCGTGTTCTTGTAAAGAGGTAGGTCTAAAGTTACTAACTTTGTCAAGCTTTAGTTTTGCTGCCGTCAGTTCTTCCTGTGCTGCAATAATCTGATCAGCATCCCCTGCATCATAGGCAGCTTTATATTTAGCTCTTGCCTGATCCAGAGCCATTTCAGCATTTTGCTTAGCAGAACCTACTAACAGCGTTTCATTTGCACCAAGATTTTTCTTAAGGTTGTTGTTTTCAAGAATAATCTGCTGAGCAAACCTTAAAGCCTCTTCACGCTCACGTAATGCTGCTTCTTTAGCTCGACGCTCATCGTGGTATCCATGCGACAGTTTCTTAATGCGCTTCTGTACACCCTCGTCGTATTTAGAAAGCTCGTCGTCAGTTACTTCATTAACAGGCTCATCAAGCGGTTTACGTCCTTTATCCTGTTCTGGGGTATCGTCTGCTATTTCAATTTCAAACTCAACGCCATCTTTAGCCTCTTTTTCAGGCTCACGTTCGTCTGGGAATTTATATTCCACCTTTTCAAAATCTGCCATATGTCACCTCACGCACGTTGAATGCCACGGGGATCTTCCACCACAGCTTCGACGGAATCATCGTTAATAATCCGAAACTCGCGGTCGTGAATCTTGATGCGAGTGCCGGTGTTAGCACGGGTAATAATGAAGTCCCCTGGTTTACACCACGGTCCCGTGGGGAATCGGTTCTGATCGGCATACGCCATATCACCAAGTGCTACAACGAAGAGTACGTTACTCAGTAACTCTTCAAACTTGACGGTAGCGTCTGCCTTAATAATTCCACTATCAAACTTATTTTCGATGTTAGGTAAGGTGCAAAGAATCTTGTACCCTTTAACAATCGGCAATTGCTTGGCTTTTAGCTGAACATCTTCAATCACAGCTTGGGCTGCATCAGTCATTTTCAAATTCCTCATAACGTTGCACAAGGTCTTGTACTTCCATCCTTGCACGGCGCAGACCTTGGATTACGCCGCACAAATTTCGATATTCAGCAAAGTCTTTACAGTTTCCTTCAGCCATCGCATCACTTACTTCCCGCTCTCGTTCTTTGAGTTTGTTAAATAAGTGATCCAGCATTTGCCTTTCATGGGTCATTCAGTATTCCTTTTTGCCATTACAGATTTAAGTAAGTCAGCCTGAATCTTCTTATCAGCCTGTCGGTTCTGATTCATCAACCGCACATTCTCTTTCTGTGCATCAATCTGGATGCGCTTATCTTCGTTTTGTAATCGGGCAGTAGCGAGTGCGGTGTCGGCTTGGTCTTTCTGAGCTTTGCGCTGCTGCTCCATCATCTTGATTTGAAGCTCTTGTTGCTGCAATTGCACCAGCGGATCTTGAGCAACTGCCTGTGCTTGCTGTTGTGCAGCTTGAGCTTGATGGATCTGTAGAACTTGCTGGGCTGCTTCTGCTACGTACTTAGCCATTGCCAACTCTTCGGCCTCAGACACCTCTTGCTCTGGTCCGGGTAGCGGAGCACCAACGCGCTGTTCAACTTCCTGACGGTACTGATACCCTAAATGCTCGGCAACGTGCGCCATCATTGCAGCTTGCATCTGCTGACCCATAGGACTTTGCCCAACCATCTGTGCAATCTTGGGGTCTTGTATAAACGACATATGCGTTGTGATGTGCGCTTGATGATCCTGATATATAAATGCCTTAAGCGGCACACCTTTAAGTGCGTTCATGTTCTCAGTCACCGGATCTTTGGGCTTCTGATCATCAGGCAGCGGTACAAGTTTGTCTGCGTTAGGGATACCCAGCACATCCAACATCTGCCTATGCAGACGTGGTAAGTCGTAGAGTTGAGGGGCACCTTGGGCTAGTTGTAAAGCGGCTTGATACTGCACAACCCGCTGAGCCATTGTCGAGGCGTTGGGGTCAGACACAGGAATAACTTCTACGATGTCGTAGTCCTCAGCCTTAACCTGTGGTGTGCCATCTTGCGGCACATAGCTGTAATCAGGTGAGGTGTACTCCCTGATGATTTCTTTTAAGAGCTTGAACTCTTCTTTCATCGCCGCATGGATGCGAGCCTGCACAGCACCCATTGTTTTTAACTGCCGCTCAAGGAGAGCCAGCGTTGTACCCACCGGAGCCTGACTCGACATATCGCTGATCTTCATATCAGCCATACCACTGAGCCTTCGCGCTTCTTCGGTGATCTGGTTTAATAAGGCGAGGAGAACCTGACTGGGTTCTTTGTAAGGCAACGGCAGGATGTTGTCTCTGATCGCACCCCCCGGCACATCGACATCTCGCCATTCACCCGGAGCGATGGGTGTGTCATCACCTTTGATCCGCAGTCCACGAGCCTTTAACCCACCGGGAAGATTAGATAGCGATCCAGCATCCACCAACTGACGTATCAGCATGGTGCCTGCCGTGGCGTAGCCGCCGATAATGTGGATTAGCCCAAAGCCATAAGCCCCAAACCCAGGGATGTACATATAGTGTACAAAATGCTGACGTGCACGTTTCTGGGGGTCATCTTCTTTATAGTTACGCCGTATGGCTAAAACTTTGTTGGTGTTTTTGTCGATAGTTATGACGTAGGGCAATGGCAGTTCTTCTTCATACCCCGGCAAGTCATACTCGATATGCACCTCGCATATCTGATACCGCTCATCTTTAGTCGGCTCTTGACCTTCCTTTTGCGCCTTGGCTTTCTCAATATCAGTCTGGCTGGCGTAAGGCTCACCAAGATCAACATCCCGATAGAACCCGCTTACCTGTAACTTCTTAACGTCATTTTTAGTCTTACGCATGATGTGCGTAAGGCGGTCTGTACGTCTAATGTTTGTTACACCATAAGGAAGAATGACATCCTCGGCAGGTACATAGAACGAAACTTGGCGTTCTAACGATGGGTCGTAGTAGACCTTCTTAAATGACGAACCTGCAAGCGCCACACCCCATAACGCACGTTCGTGCTCTGACCGATACTCAGGCATCTTGTCAGTTAGCTGATAGTTCATATCAGCCTTCACGCGCTTACCTGCTTCTTCAATAGCAGGGGTAAACTGACCAATAATCTGCGTCTTTACAGGCCCACCTGCCGGAAATGTTTCCATGATGGATTCGCTTTGGAAGCGAATTGCAGATTCTGTAAGCAGTGTGGAGAACACCCCGCAGGCACCATCCCAAGGCTCAGTGACTTCGTCATAACGTAAGCCCAGCACATCCAAGCCTTTAACATAGGTATCAGCCCAATCCTTACGCGAAGTAATATCAGCCTCCACCAACTCCATCACATCGCTGGCAACTTTCTGTAAGTCACCTTCTTTCATGAACTCAGCTAGATTAGAATCAAATTCTTCTTCCTCGTCTTCCCCCGGCTCGATCTCAATCTCCACCCCACCCATACCAATTTTTACGGATTCAGGGTCTTCGATTTCAATCTCAATAGGTGCTTCTTCAAGTGCCAAGGCTTCAAGTCCTTCGGGCATTTCGTACAGTGCTTTATCAATAGCCATCATTAACCCCTAACAAATTACCCTAAGTAATATCCACGCTTGTGCCCACGCGCCCCACGGAAATAACGCACGTCATCAGGCTCATCAGTGGGGAGCCGTAAGAACCCACCTTCCCGGAACCGCATCAGCGCCATTGTGGTTGTGTCCACCAAGTCATCATGACTCATGAACGGGAATCCAGCAACTTCCTCCACCACTTCTTCAGCCCAGCGTGTCTCAGGCACCCACACCAAACCCTGCCTGATAATGTCAGCTACCGAGTTAAGTCGGGCCAATTTATCACCTGTACCTCGGTGTGGGGTGTACTCATTAACTGAAATGCCCATGCGCCGAAATTCTTGGTAGAGCGCCGTACCAGAAACTTTCTTCTCAACAATGAACGCATCGGGTTCCCA